TTTTTATACAATCCACGGAAGTCAAGCGCGCGTACGCCTACGTCCAATGCAACTTTATATTCGATACCATCTAAGTCAAAGCCTTGACGAGTTTCTAAGCGTGGAGCTTCTACACCGTTCAAGAATGTAGTTTCAATAGTATCGTGTTGAGTTGCATCCGCTACTAAGTACCATGCATCTGGGTCAGTGATTTCTGCATCAGCGATAACAGTGAATCGACCTTTGTATGGGTTAACCACACCGGAGTTAACCCCTGCCACGTCTGCAGTGGAGTTCATGAGTTGGTATGCTACCATTTCAAGTTCAGGTGGAACGATTAAGTATTTAGGTGTGATGTTAAGCGTAGCAGTGCCTTGGATACCCTTTTGACGACGCATAGCAGTTACTGCTTTAGCAATAGCTTTGACAGATAAAGCTTCGCCTGTGGATGCAACGTTACCGTGTTTGCTATTAAACAATGCAACGCCATCGTCCATCACTACGTCACCTGTCAATTGTGCGTATACCATTTTGTTCACCAAGCGTTTAGCTGCGGAACCAAAACGAGTTGCGATAGCGGAGAACATACCAAGGTCATCATTGATGATTGCTTGACGAGTTAAGCTAAACAATTTGCCGTAAGTAGCAACTTTAGTACGTGCGGAAGCTTCCTTGAATGTCATGGCTTTGAATTGGCTACCTTCTGGAACTAATTCCAAGTCGCCTGCTTCAGATAATGCTACGCGTGTAGCTTCCTTGAAGTCGCGGTTGGAGCCTTTACCCACCCATAATTGGTACGTAGTTTCTGCTTCATTAAAGCCGTTCATTACGGATTTATTTGCCAAATTAGACACGATAGCCGGGAATGTGGATGTGGAGTTAATAGCTTCACGAGCCAATTCCAAATTATCACCAAAGTTAGCACGAAGGCCTTCACGTTGTAATGCTTCACGGGCTAATTCAACTAAGGAATGTGCGCGTAATTCGTTAGCACCTGGTGCCGGTTCAGCTACTTGAATACCTGCCGCCATTAATACTGCATCTTGTGCAGCTGCGCGGAATTTATCGGATTCAGATTCGCCCATTTTCACGGACACGCCTGCGTTACGTGCGCGTAATTGGTCCATAACCATTGCACGTGCTTCGTCAACGGATTTGCCCAATACGATTGCTTCGTCTGCGCCTTCAACATCGAAGTCGCGGAACATAGCAGTAATTTCGGAAGTACGTTTACGTTCTTCTTCCATAGCTTTCGCCAATTCTTCTTTTGTGATACCGCCTTCAACTGGAGCGGATTTCACTTCTGGAGTTTCAGTCAATTTTTCTTTTTCATCCATACCTTTGTTTTCCTCCTGTGTGTCAATACTTGTATGAATTTGAATATCATCTGCACTGCGACCTACGCCGACCGTAGGGTCTGCAGGTACGGATACAATGCTGATTTCTAAAGGTTCCCAATCGGTGATGACGTATGCCGGGCCTGTGAAACGGCCATTCGTAGATGTAGTACTATCATCTTCTAACACTTCATAACGGTTAATAGCATATCCTACGCTAACACCTTGAAGTGTTCCGGATTGGACTTTCTTGAATATGGCGTCGGACTGTTCATCGTCGTCAAAGCGTACTAGCGCTTTACCTCGATTATCTTCAATCCACACCTGTTCGATGTGCCCCACGACCGCATCACGATCATGGTTAAATAGCACGGTGCCTAAACCATCGTTAAATCTATCGAGATTGATACATTCTTCATCATGGCAAAGGATTTCATCGCCGAACCAACGGCCATATGGCGTTTCGGAAGAGAAGGAAAGTTCTACCGTCCGATTGTCGGAGTCGACTTGGTCAATCGTAGATTCACGGCAATAGTTACCATAAATGCTACGTTTTTCATTTTCGTCCATTGTTAGCCATCAGCTCCTTCCTGTGATTGTTGGACGTTATCGTCACTATCTGGGTCCATCAATGGTTGCAACTCACTGGAATAATCTAATAACACCCCGAGCTCCTTGGCTCTATCCTGTTCGAGTTTCCGTTGTTCAAGAACTTCCTCCCAATCACGCCCAGATGCTGCGCACACATCCTCTAAGGTTGTAAGGCCGGATTTGATAGCTTCCTTATTGGCGTTAACTTCCTTAACAGGGTCTATCCAAGACCAACCTGGTGCAAGCCAAGATACTTCTTGGTACTTGTCCTTATTCGCCAAGTAGTCAGATGGTAGTTCACCGGCTAGGTATAACGCGTCAATAAAGGATTTCCAAATCGGCATGCAAAAGTGTGCGATAACAAATGTTTGCCATTGTCGGAAGGTCTTTTGGTCCTCTAACAGATTTTGCCTTGCTGCTGAGAAGTTACCTGATATATTACGAGCCACGATGTCCGCGCTCATTCCTAGACCGGAGGATATTCTCCGTGTCTGAGTTGCCGAGTATTCACTTGCAGTCCCTGCATTACGTTTAGGGTCTGCAAATTCAATGGATTCACCAGGACTAAGGTGTCTAACAATGCCTGGCGCTAGTGTCATATTAGGGCGTCCTTTACTATCCCTAGGTAGTATCGCCGTTTGACGTGCTGAATTTTGAGACGTTATGAACGCGCTATAACATGCCGATACACGCGCGGCAATTAAGTCTGCGTCCATGTATTCATCAATATCGTGGATACGACGAAGGACTAATGCCAGGTGGCTCATACCTCGAAGTTGAGAGGTACGAGTCGGCTTGAATAGTAAGAACGCCTGGTTAGTAGTTAGCCGTAATGCGTCGAAACTGCGTAGCCCCATTGGATCGCTTTGATATACGTGATACGCCACTGGTCTCCCATATTCGTTAACCTCCACCCCGTTGATGATGTTATTCTTACCATGTTGTAAGCTAACCGCCCCGATATTCTCCGCTTCAATCAGTTGAATTGATAACGGAAGGTATTCGCCTTGTGCGGTTTTGTTGACTAGAATCTCGCCATCATACAGCATCCGCCGTAGCGCGATAGCCTGCAGTTCGTAAAAGTTAGACATCCCTCGGACGTCCGCATTTTCAGCCTCCGTCCATTTTGCCCAGGCCTTTTCGATTTTGTTGTTAAGGTTCGTATTTAACTTACCTTTACCGCTTCTAACTTTTGCCTGTGGTTTAATCCCAACACCAATAACATTACGGATTAAAGCAGTCACTACAGACTCAGCTAAGTCGCTGTTCATTTCAGCTGCACGAGCTCGGCCTCGAATAAGATCACGTGCCCCGGTGGCCAACTGTTCGGCTGTGCCATAAGCAGGTTGCCAGTCACTACTCAATCGGTCCATTGACGCCGCATCATATTGGCGGATAGCCTCTCGTGCTGCGATACGATTAAGCGCCCTTTCAGGGCGACCCCAACCGATTACCTTATCTAAGATATTCATCGCCCACCCCATGTCACGTATGCATCACTTTGGAAGCCGTTTGCTTCCTCATGAACACGTTGCATTAACGTTTGTTCTCGTGCATATAACACGGGAAGGTCAATCGCTTTGAACCGTTTACCGCCAATCTGTAACTCGGAGTATCCTTTTGTTTCGATATCTTCGATGACTTCACGGATACGGTCCAATTGTTCATTTACATCGCTCATGGTTCACCTCCTTATCTAAACCAATGGTTCGTATTTCCCATTCCTACACCGTAGTCGATATCCTCGGTTACGGAGTTGGATTCTTCATATTCTTCGGGTTCCGTTAAGTACTTCACCCCTGCAATATCTGCTACCGCAGCATTGTATGTACATGTATCTAGCAAGTGATTCGTAGGATGCCCGGTGAGTGGTTTCCACTGCACCGTAACGTCACCCGTTTTCACATTGCGGATTTCTTGTTTTTCTTCCGACCGGAGATGGTCGGTATATTCTTGAGGACAATCCTTGAACAGATGGATTGTGCCTACCTCATCAGTTGGCCGTACCATCCGAGCAAATATGAAGTCCTTCCAGTAGTCCGTATTAAGGACGTACAATTTTAGGCCCCCGATAACTCCCTTCTCAACGCTTGACATTGAGTATGGCGCAGTCAGTGTCTTATGATTCGACGAACCTTTTAACGGAATACATATTTCCGGGAACCTTGCACAGAATTGGTACACCTCGTCCGTTCTGAAGCCTGAGTCAATGCCCGCCTTCATCACCTGTCTAGGTTCGCCGTATTCTGTCGGATATTCCCTGTTGACTATGATCTCCTCTAGGTCATCCCATGTACTGGCTTGTCCATAGTCGATGAGATAGGACTTCACGCCTGGCGCATAGGCCCTAACCTCCCACCAGAAGTGGTCAAGTTGTACGTCAACGCTAGCGATAAGTAGTGTTGCCTTATCCGGTACTACACCACGGTCATAGGTCGATTCCGTGAAGTGTAGCGTTTGTGTGCTTTTCGTCTTAGCACTTCGCCAAGGTTCTGCTAGCCAGGAGTTAATAAAGTTCATAAGTTGGTCCGGGAAGTCTTTTGAGGTAAAGAACTCATAAGCGACTTTCCCAAACGCTATCCAAGGAGAGTACAAGGATGATAAGTGGTAGCCAACCGAACGCACTCGACAATCGGGTTCATTTTCGGTTCGCCATTCTCCGTTACGGAGCATATCCATTTTGTGTTTATCGTGTATCGCTTTCTTACAGTGCGCGCATTCATAATAGGCGGTATCCCTGATGCGGTCCTTATTGCCTTTAGCCTCATCGGGCCATTTAATCTGTTTGAACACGAGCTTTTGATACTCACCACAGTGTGGGCACGGTACGTAGTACTCTTTCTGCGCATGAGCTTGCTTGAAAGCGGTCCAGATATTGCCATTCTCGACTGTTGGAGTTGATACCATCACGTGTTTGGCATCAACGAATGTTTTAGTACGTTCTGTGGCCAGCTTAATTGGATTGGCTTCCTTGCCGGAGAATACCGGGTACTTATCAACTTCATCGAAGAACACATACTTGATAGCTCTTGACGCTAGACTCGATGGAGAGTTAGCACCGGACAATACCAGGTAGTTCCCTGTGTTGAAGTTGAGTTCTAACTTTGAACTTTCGTTTTCGTTGTACATGTTGGCCAGAGGTTCTGTGTTCTTGATCATTGGCTCAACACGTTTATCGCTATTAAATTTCGCTAACGTATCTGTTGGATACACCATCATTGTTGGTGCTTTTGATTGATGAAGTGCGAACCCTATCATATTGAGCTCAGTTTCTGTCTTACCAATCTGCGCACCAAAGCACAGTACAATCGATTCAATCAGATTGTTATTGAACATATCCATAGGCTCTCTTAAATATGGAGTGCGGTGCGTGTGCCATGGCCCGG